ACAAAAAATTAATTATGATGTAGATCTAACAGATTATTTTAATAAGATCGAATCCGACAGCAATGTAATTATTACACAAGAACAGCGCAGTTGGTATGCAATACAATCGATTTCGCTCGTCGATAAGATGAAACAAGAATTTCCTTCGACTGTTTCAGAAGCATTTCTCTCAAGCTCAGATGCATACTATTTTCAGAAATGCATTGAATCTGCATACAATGATCATCGCATGCTTAATATATCTACATACGATCCATTGGATAGAGTGTATATCGCTATGGACATAGGAGTAAATGATCTAACTGTAATTGTATTTTTTCAATGCATTCATGGTGAAATCAGAATAATAGATATGTACGCAGACAACGGTAAAGGTGTTGATTTCTACTGCTATCATCTACAACAAGAGAAACGATACATCTATCACACAATATTTTTACCGCATGATTCACGAAAACGAGATGGAATTGTAGTAGAGAATACATATGAGAGAGAGTTTAGAAAATTGTTCAGTCACACTGAAACAAAAATTGTCGTACTAAAATTGACAGATAAGAATATCAACATATCAAATGCAAAAAATAAATTTAGTAGATGTGTATTTGATCTCAATAAAACAAAAACTCTGATCGATATGCTAAATAAATATCGAAAAAAATGGTCTGAGCAATTCGGAAAATATCTTGATACCCCTCTTCACGATGTAAGCAGCAATTATTCCGATGCGATGCAATACGCTATGCAAGCTGTTACACATATTGAATCAGTTTCAAATTCATCCGGAGCATTAGAAGCGCATAAAAAAGTAGTTGAATCTAGACGTTTAAAATTTTAATGCACATAATGATGGTAAACTTTAAATTATCATTATGCTTACAGACTACGAAATAATCAGCGAATTCCAAGAAAATTATAGATATGCTCACGATTTTTGGGCACCGTTTGTCACAGATGCAAATGTATATACACTTGCAGCTTCAGGCTATACGTGGAGTACACAAGAACGCGAAACATTGCAGAAAGAAGGTAGAGAGCCGCTTGAGTTAAATATCATGCGTAGGCCTCTACAATTCTTTTCTGGATATCTTAGAGATAATCTTAACTCAGTAGTTGTAGCTCCGGTGGAGGGATCGGATCAAAAGACAGCTGATCAGTTCACAAAATTACAGTATTACATATGGGATAAAGGCGGGGGATACAATACATTTTTAGATGCAGCCGACGAAGGATTCAAATCCGGAATTTCTCTGTGCGGGATCTACATGGATTATTCAAAAGATTTTATAAACGGTGATATTTCATTTTTTAAACGTACATTCAATTCATTTTATCTTGATCCAACATTTGAAAATATTGATTTAAATGACTGTGCATTTGCAATTACAAGAGATCTATTAGACAAAAATATTATTAAATCATTACTTCCATTTATTGAAGCAAGTGTGATCGATGGAATTTATGGCTCATTCCGTGATAATAAATTTTTAAATTTTCATCCCAATTTCTCTAACATATCTCGAAATAGAAATCTCATGGCGTACGATCAATACTACAGACGTACTACACGCACAAGAAAATTTCTTATCGATACGCGCACAGATCATTACAGAGATGTAACAGAGCTCGACAAAGATGAACTCAAAAAGTTAAATATCGGTGTTTATAGAATAAATAAATTAGCTGCTCAAGAAGCAGAAGAATCAGGAGAATCTAAAAAAGATTTATTGTATTTCAAAGATGTTGATAGAGATTTTGTTGAATTGAATATTATGCTTAACGGTCAGCGTGTTTATTGTGGGGAAGACAAAACTGGAATCGTTGATACATATCCATTTGCGCCTATTTTAGGATATATAGAGCCCTCAATTTGGATGCCGTCCCAGAGACTACAAGGTATCGCTTCAACACTCTATTCAGCACAAAGACAATTCAACAAACGGCATATGAAGATTGTTGACATGATGGACTCCACAATCTCTACTGGTTATAAATACATGATCGGTAGTGTTGCAGATGTAAGTGATCTACAACAATCTGGTCAAAATAAAATTATTGGAATTGATCCCGAAAATGCTCCTGAAGGCATGAACTCTGTGCAAGAACTGCAAGCCGGAGGAGCAAATCCTGCGCTCATAGAATATCAATCAATTTTAGATCAATTGACTCTCACACTAGCAAATGTAAATGAATCAGTTTTAGGAATTGATGATAAAGGAAATACGCAAATATCAGGTAGATTAGCACAGGTTCGAGTCGCTCAAGGTTTAAGATCGAATCGAAAAATTTTTGATAATGTCGAAGTCTCACAGCTTGTTGTCGCGGGACTTGTGCTAAATGCGTTACAAAAAAAATATTCTCCAGGGAAAATCGAGAGAATACTGGGAGAGAAACCGACTGATCAATTCTACGATAATGATTTTGAGCAATATGATGCAGTGTTGAAAGAAGGAATCAGATCTAAATCTCAACGTGATGCATACTATTACGAACTTGTTAATCTTAAACGCGAAGGCATCATAGATGTACCGCAGGATTACATTGCTGAGTATCTACCCGGTACTGGTACTACTGATCTACTAGATCAATTGAAAGCACAACAAGAAGCTCAGAAAGCACAACAAGAAAAAATTAATGAACAAGAGCGTCTAGCAATGGAGCTCGGAAATGCTGAAGTTGAGCAAAAACTTTCTCTAGCACAAGAACGGCGTGCGAGAGTGATTTCTGATATTGCACTATCAGAATCCAGGAGTTCTGAAGCAGAACAGAATAGAGCTAAAGCAGCATTAGATAGAGCAAAAACAATTACAGAAATTGCTGGAATGGAAACTGATCATCTATTGAGAGTAGCTGAATTTGTTAAAACTTTAGAGCAAGACGAGATTATTGATAGAGAGAGAGTTTCAAATACAATTTTTGAAAAAGCTGATCAAATCAATAGTGAGACATCTGGTTCTGCTGAAAATAAACAAGTTGAAGCGAGTCAAGAATTAAATATGATCGGCGATGAGCTTACATAGCTCAAATTAATCTCTTTACATACTTAAAATTATAAAATTGTAGTAAACAAAATTTATTGTTTGTATTATGTGTGCAAAGGAGGTCAAAAATGGCTTACAAAGAAAAAAGCAAAGGAAAGTTTATGGATAATGCTGTCGGTCTATGCAGCACTAAAACTAATCCAATGCCAATGGCAAATCAAGTTTCACCTATGTGCGGTCCGGGTATGAATTCAGATCAGGCTAAAGCAAATAAACTGCTTCAGCAAGCACATAAAGAGAAAGATTCACTTCGCGGTAAATCAGGAATGTAATCATGTTGAGTGCAAATCGAATGATGAAATGTCCGGATTCCGGATTGATTTTACCCTCCGAGTTCATCGATCACAGAAGATCGTTAAAAAATGTAATTGACTCATGGGTAGAAAAAACTGTTTGTGATCACCAGAATATTAAAGGAAATTATTTCCTAGGATTTCATGCTAAATTTAATCCAGTTGATCCAACAGAGTTCAAAATCGATGCACCAAAAATCACAAGACAATTGCCTCCATTTTTATCAAATTCCATGGTTTTTCATGTAAATAATGAACGTGGGATTTGCGAAATATTATGGATGGTTTCTCCTCCTAAAAAGGGAGAAAAATTGAAAGTAGAATTCAATAAAAAAGGTGTCGCTTACCTTCAAGCAAAAGGCGCAATGCAAAAGCATTAATCGGAGACTATGGAAACTGAAAACGATACAGTTCAAGAAGATGTAAACGTGGGTGATCAAGAGATTATTCATGAACAGGAACATGAAGAAGTACAAGAGAAAGCAGAACAACAAGTTCCTTTATCTGCACTTCAAAAAGAGCGTCGTAAGAGACAAGAAGCCGAGAGTAGAGCAAAACTTTTCGAAGAAATGCAAGCAAAGCAACTTCGAGATACTCAAAAGCCGATTGAAAATGACGACGATCAATATGAACCGGTTACTCGATCACAATTAAAACAAGATCGTCACGAAACATTAGAAAAGGTGGAAGAAAAATTCCGCGCATCTCGAGAACAAAACTGGGCTGATGAAAACCCTGAAAAAATTCAAGATTTGCAAGAAAGATTAGATGATTTTTTAGAAACACGTAAACATCTCGTTTCTGCAATCAATGGTTCTCCCAACAGATTAAAAGAATCATGGACATTGATGAATGCATTGTCGCCAAAGCAAAAAGCAGCTCTTTTCAAACAAAATGTTAAGAAAGATGCGCCAGGTGCTCCGGGATCAGTTCCGAAAGCAGCTAATATAAACCAGGCGATTGATGTAATGTCGATGTCAGATTCTGAATTTAATACTTGGAGAAGGGATCGCAAGAAACGGGTATAATTTTGGAGAAAAAATATGTCCGTTACTACTACTAGTAATTATGGATCTATGAGCAATGCATGGGCACATAGAGCGTTACTTCAACGTTCAAAGCCGATGAATGTTCATAATCTATTCGGTAGAGCATTTGTACTACCGCAAAAAAATACAGACACAATGGCTTTCAGAAGGCAAGAAAACTTCAATTCTGATCCTGTTGTATTAGCTGAGGGCGTTGATCCCGCTCCAGAAACCGTAAACAAATTTGATATTAGTGTACAAATCCAAGAATTTGGAAAAGTAACACTTATTTCAAGAAAAGTATTATTAGTTGTTGAAGATGATACAGCTAATGAGATTGCAGACAATCTATCTCAGTGTATGCACACTATGCTAGATAAAGTAACAAGAGATGTTTGGCAAAGTGCAGTTCCAGAAATTTCTTGTCTAAACGGAATAAATGGAAATTTAATTACTGAATTAACTCAAACAGATGTAAATAGAGCTATTTCATATCTAGATGAGAACAATACTGAAAAAATGACTCCAACAATCGAAGGAACCTCAAAGTTTGGTACCGGACCGGTGGAAGCCGCTTTTTGGGTTGCAGCTCACGTAAAATTGAAACCAGATATTAGAGCATTGGATGCATTCCTTCCAACTTCTCAATACGGTTCACAAGAAGCTGTACTACAAGCTGAATTTGGTTCTACAGACGAAGCTCGCTGGGTTACATCTACATTGGTATCTGTAACTGATGCTAATCCACCTGTTTACTCCAACACATTCATAGGCGCCAATGCATATGGTTATGTTGGCATTGATCAAGTATCTACAGAAATTATTTTGAAGCCTCTAGGATTCAATGATTATTTAAATAGATATCAATCTATGGGTTTTACTGCGTGGTTTAATGCTGCGATTTTAGACGATTCTCACATCGTATCATTATTATCAACTAAGGCATAGGAGGTCATATGTCAGATTTATTTTTAGGGCAAACATGTACAGCTAGAATTGATTTCATTTCAGCCGGTACAGCACACACATTCACATGGCCGTGGAATGCTGATAAAGCAGTATTTTATAATATAACTCAATGGGCTGGAGTCGCTGCAAATCTTCCGGTTTCTGTATGGTGGAAAGATACAAATGCTGCAGCTGAAGCATTTCAACAACAAGTAATTGATTCTGCAGCAGGATCATCTTTTAACTTTATTGATACTGCTGCTGCTGGTTTCACTGTAGCTAATACAGCCGGCGGTGTAACTGCATATAGATCATTGATCTCTGCTGTTACTGCAGCTGATCCTTGTGTCATCACTACTACTGCGGTGCACGGATTACAGACTAATCAATTGATCAGAATTACCGATCTTGGTTCAGGAATGCCAACTGCACGTGGTATGGATGAATTAAATAATAAAAGATTTCGTGTTGTTGTAATTAATACTACATCATTTAGTTTGAAAGATCCAGTTTCTGACGAACCTGTCGATTCAACAAATTTTGTTACATGGGTAGCTGGTGGACGTATTGATTTGGAGACTAGAGTTCTTCAATTAAATAATCCGCAAGTAGATCCGTACAGCAATACAAACCCTTATAATCCTACACCGTTCAGTTATAATCCAATTGAATACAAACTAACTGCAGACACTGCGGTTATGGGTTCGGATGGCGATGTGTTTGTAATCGAGTTATATAAATTCGGTACAGTAATTAATTTAGGTGATTTATTGACCTAGTGTTAAAATAATTTTATAGACCCCTTCGGGGGTCTGTAGGAGAAATATGAGCGGACAAACACCACATAGATCTGATATCACAAATATTACAAATGCCAATCCTTGTGTTGTGACAACTACTCTAGAACACGGTTATGAAAATCATGATTTTGTACGGCTTACTGACGTGAACGGATCGATTCCAGTTGCTAGAGGAATGGATCAAATCAATAACAAAAAATTTAGGATTATAAAAATTGATGATACAAGTTTTTCTATCGAAAATCCTATTACTTTTGAAAAAATTAATAGCACTAATTACACCCCATATATAACTGCAGGATACTGCAACCTTGTTGAACAAACATTTATTTATAACGGAGACTCATGAATACAACAATAAAAGAAAAAGATACTGATTTTTTGAAAGATGTAAAAATTCAACAGGAAGTTGCTCAAGTTCCAGTTGATGAGATGCCATTAAATACCTATGCAGATTATTTAAAGTATAATTTGCGAGCGGTAAAAGAAAATCAAAAATTGAAATTGTGCAGATACACAGTTAAACCATGCCCAGAGGAATTACACCCAAAACAGAGAGTGGTTTTTAATAGAAGAGATCAACCCAACAATCCTCTGCCGGCTTATTTATCTAATCATCTAATTCATTTTAATCAAATGTTACAACCGGGGAAAACATATGATTTACCACATTGTGTTATTGATTATTTATCAGCAAAAGGCACCGCTGAGTGGGGATGGATAGAGAATCCTGATGGATCAAAAGAGACTAAGAAAATTTCAATGGAACCAAGATTTTCAATTAGAACTTTATGGGATCGTAGCTAATGACACAATTTGTTTCGGATTGTTTACGTACAATGAGATTATGTTTGGGTAGGAGAAATGAGAATGATCCGGATTCAAGTGACATAGTTTTCTTACAATATCTCAATGATTTCATCAATCTATCTATGACAGATGATGTAAAATTATTTGAACAATTTGGAACATTGGCATTCACAATCGATGAATCAAACACAACAGGTGTATATACATTCAATGATGTTGGAGCATCTGATCAATTTTCCAATATCACTATGGAAGGATTCATAAGTTTAACGAATCCAACTGATAATTCGGTGTCGTGGAATAGATTAGCTATATTTTTAGATCCAGGTAATTTCTACGGATATTGGGGCATTAATAACACAGAAGTACTTATACCCGGCTACCCAACTGATATGCTCTACTACGGCACGGAATTGGTGTTTAGAACGATTCCGAATACTGAATACACAGTAAATATATACGGATACAAAATAATCCCAGAATTTAGCAGCGATGGTAATCCTGCATTACCGTTTGATTACTGGATGAGGTATTTAGCGTATGGAGCTGCATTAAATTATGCGCGGGATTATCGATTTGAGGATTCATCACGTGCACGATTAGAGAAAGATTTTTCTCATGAAAGAAAATATTTATTAACAAGAACATTTAACCAAAGAAAAATTGGCAGATGCCAACCAAGATTTTAAGGAGTTTTTATGCCGTTAGTTAAAGG